CCTTTGATCCCGAAATTATAAAATCCATATTTCTCCCCCTTATAAGTTTAGCTCTACAGTGCCTATTTGTTCATGGTACTGATTGATACCTTTAACGGCCACTTGCCCAAAACGAGTAGAATCTATTTCAAGAATCACTTCTATTGGTTGGTCGCCACCGGTTGAATTTATATTCCCCAAAGCTTTGATGATCGCGTTAGCAATGGATTCACCTAAATTGGATAATAAGTTATTAGATAGTCCTTCCATACCGTTTCCCGAAATAGACATCCTTGATGTTCCTTTCTTACCTGAGCTTCCACCTGAATAGTTTTCAGAAGAATCTCTGAACACATCTGGCATAGATAAATCTGGGATACCATCATACCCCATGAAATCAAGCGCTTCATTAATTCTTTGAAATGCGAGTTGCGGTTTGGTAACGGGTACGACCCATTCAGTATCGTCGCCTTCAGCCATTTTGTACCATCCAAAATTATCGACGCGCCCACCATTAGCAAAGCCTTTTTTCTTCCTGCTATTTTCTCGATCTAATCTAAATAATTCAGATATTCGATCACTAACTACGCGATAAGCACTAGATTTTATTTTTTTAGCAGCACCCATCGCCATAGAGGCTCCCGGTTCTGGAATACCTGAAATATCAACAAACTTTTCAAATGCGCTGTCTAGTAACGAACTAGGACTTATTGACCCGAAGAAATCTTTCACACTATCAATTAATCCACCCTTATAATGAGGAATGTTACTCATAAAGTTACTAGTATCTCTACCATTTAATACTTGTGTCCCTTTAGGAAGATTGACCATGTAGTCTTTTTGATTTGGAAACATACCCATTTGTCCATTCGGCAATTTATACATTTCACGCCAATTGCTGCCGCTTCCATCGTTTACCATAGCTAATCCGCCAGGATGTGAATTAGTGCCTGTTGCATAACTAAAGTATGGAACTTGCCAAGATGATAGTCGCCATCCAGCACCCAAGCTACTCATCACCCAGTTAACTCCTGAGATAATGCCGTTAACACCTTTACCGATGCCAGAGGCTAATCCATTCGCAATATTATTCATCGCTTGTTTAATAGACTGTAGACCATCAGATAAGCCTTTTGCGATATTTCCAGGTAAATCTTTTGCCCATCCGCCAATCTTCCCAAATACTTCAGAGGCGGTATCCTTAACCCCATGCAATGATTTTCCGAGATTATCTTTCATAGATGAGAATGCCGTTTCAGCTTTACTTCTAGCCGTTTCTGCACCAGATCGAACTTTTTCTGATATGTCAGACCATTTTGACTGTGCTGAAGATCTTATATCATCAAATTTACTTTTTGTTCCATCTGCGAGATTTCTGAACTTCTCTTCTGCCCAATCTTTTGCCTGTCCTGCCTTATCACGAACAGTGTTAGCTGTGTTGGTAAATTTATCTCTAGCAGCATTATAAATATCATTGGCTTTTGAAGTAACTGCATTCTTTGCAGCTTCCCATTTTTCTGATGTCCAATTCTTTACGTTATCCCAAGCCGTTGAGGTTGCATTTTTTATTGCATCCCATTTTTCGCCGATCCAATCTTTTAATTGTCCAGCTTTCTCTTCGATAACGTCCCAATTCTTATAAAGTAGTACTCCAGCCGCAATTAAAGTGCCAATGACTATTACTACAATCCCAATTGGACTAGTAAGAAAAGCAATAGCTGCCCCTAAAGCTCCAGTAACTCCCGTGGCAATAACCGCAACTGTGTTCCAAATTGCTAGCGCTGCATTTACCAGTCCTAATGCTGTAGCAAATGATCCGATAACTATTACAAAGTTTGAAAAACCTTCTTGGTGTTCTGATATCCAATTACCAATGTTTGAAAGAGTATCCCCTAGCTTTTTCAAGACATCTACTATGACACCTCCGGTCCATTCAGCTAGTGGTTTTAATATAGAGTTCCACAAGAAATCAAAAGCCGGTTTACAACCATTTATAATGCCATTTACGAGATCAATCGCTCCCGCCAACGCATCAAAGAATGCTGGAATCAGCTTTTCTATTGTAAAGCCTGCTAATGGCAATAGAACATTTTTATAAAACCATTCCAGACCAGCACCGATATTCTTGGTTAACGGCTGTATTGATTTCAACAATCCATCTATTGACTGTAACAAAGGGGTGAAATCGAGCTTTTTAGCCCATTCAGCTGTTGCTTTCGTAATATTATTAATATTTACTAGTAAACCTTCAATAATACCTAAAATACGTCTAAATATCGATTCACCGATGTTTCCAGTTTGCCACGCAATTGAAAGACGATCGGCCAAATTGCTAATAGTATTGTTGATGTTTGTAAATATTTCAAGAATATTTGCTGCTATACGTTCGCCCACTCCGTCATTCCAAGCGTTTCTAAATGATACTGCAATTTGATGGAGCAACTCTAATATAGAGTTGAACATATCGAAAATCGATTGGATTAATGCTGTTCCTCGACCATTGTCTTCCCAAGCTCTCTTAAAGGCACCTGCAATATCCCCAATAATACTTAGTACATCTGCCAAGAGGATTAGAAGATTCTCAACAAACCTTTGCCCGGTTCCATTGGTCCAAACTTCCATGAACGATTTACCTATCGCTTGAATCAATCCGACAACTTCTCTAAGAGCGTATTTCCATGCGTCAATGACTTTTTGACCTTGTGCATCCCAGGCTTTTTTTATAGGGTCAAAAAGTTGAGACATAATATCTTTAAATTTTTTGGCAAAGTCCGTTAACCATTTGGGCGTTTCTGGAACTGTTGCTGAACCAAAATCAGCCCAAGGCGCTTTACTCCCTCCAGCATTAGGATTCTTAGGTTTCGAAGGAATTTCTTGCGGTACAAAAGGGTCCGAGAAATCTTCATCAGAGTCATTGCTAAAATCTAAAATATTTAATTCGTCAAACCCTGCTAGTAATCGTTTATATTCTTTGACTTTTTTTCTTGCCGCTTCAGTTTGGTCATGTTGTGCTTTTAGTTGCTTATTAGAATCACGTATGGATTGTGCCATCTCATCGTATCCGTCTGATGCATCAGATGCAGCATTACCCGTATCATCTAGGGCTTGCACGTTGTTCATTAATCCTTGCGCTCCATTAAATGCATCGCCGATGTTCATTCCGAAAAGCGTGGATATAAATCCAGCAATGTAGCCCGTAACTTTAGCTAATGCTGACATTAATGCATTTATCGCTGGTAACGCTGCTTGGTAGATTGGATAAAACGCCGTTAGTAAATTGACTTTTATTTGATTTAAACTAGCTGAAAACTGTGCGTTCGTTTGTAACGCTTTAAAAAGCCCTCCTGCTAGTGTCATAACTCCTTGATACAAGAAAGTGAACAAGAACAACTGTGACCATAGCATTTTCATGGATCGGCCAAAACCGCTCATACCCTGAGACATTCTAGATGTTCCGTTAGTGACTTGCTTTGATTGTCGATCAAAAAGATTGCCAAAACCACTGAAAGAATTACTTACAAGATTTTTGAACCTAGAGAATAGCCCTCCAGATTGTCTCGTTGATCCTGAAAGGTTTCTCATCCCATTGGCCGCCATACGTGCCTTAACAGGCTGTTCACTAAGTTCCGTGTTTACACCAGACAAGGCTGTCTTTAAAATGCCCGATCGATCTTCCAACTGAGCATATGAACGTTGTAAAGCATCATTGTCTGCAATCAACTTCTCCATTTTCGCTGATTGTTTGGTTATCGCTTCAGCAGTTTTTGTTGATTGTGGCGTATCTTGAATGCCTGTTGCTTTCCACTTGCCGGATGCAAAGCTTCCTGTTTCTGTTTGTTGCATCTTCATTTCATTTTTCAGCGACTTGACTTTGGCTCTCATAGACTCGATTTGACGTTCGTTGCCTTCCATCTTCGACGAAATGCTTGATAAGGAGTTGGGGATAGCGTCATACTCGGATTTTAAGCCTCTCACAATTGATTGCGCCTGTTGTTGTGACTTGTTCATCTGAATTTGTGCTTTGGAAATTTGTTCGCCTATTCTAGACTCACTTTTCGTATCACCAGATAATCGAGCACCGTTTTTATTAGCCTGCAAATTAGAAATTCGTTGTTGTGCTGCTTTCGCTTGCTGCATTTGCGTGTTCACTTTATCAACTGCCGTTTGGACATCTTTCGTCATTTTGACAGCGCCTTTAGAGACACCTGCAGAAAGTGATTTTCCAACTTCTTCACCATTGCTTGACGCAGACTGATTCATCCGCTTCAACATAGAATCAAAATTTGAATTCATTTTCTCAATTTGCTTGGTAAACTTATCGAACCCTTTAGAATCCGATAAGTTTTTTTCTACCGCATCCATTCCTTGACTAGATGAACCTTTGACTCGACTCATCATTGAGTCCATCTTTTGTTCAAATCGAGCGACCTTTTCCTCAATAGGACTCAGGTCGCCATCGAAGACGACTTCAAGTCTATCCAGTTCCATGATCTATCCCCTCCTTTTCCTGTTTATTTTTGCGTTGTCGGGTAGCCTTGATTAGTTCCGTCCGTTCGAGCATACGCGCTTTATTGATCTCCCATGCTTGTGGTTGATTCGTCGGTTCTTGCTTATCTTCCTTTTTCAAGAATGGATAGTGTTGATCTGGTTTAGGCATTTTCTTCGGATCATTAAAACCATATGCATTCAATTGTGCTGCTTTATAATCCATCATGGCTTTTTCTTCTAGCTGCTGCTTTCTAATCGCAACGTTTGCTTCAGCTTGTAGAACAATTTCTTCATAGGTCATTGACCAGTATTTTTCCGCAGGTATTCCAGCTTCTACTGCTTTGGGATACATCTCTTGGAGCAAATCAGAAAAGGAAGAGAAACCTATACTAGACTCTCTTCCTCGTTTTTCTCTTCCCCAACTAGGTCTTCTTCGTCCGTCGTTTCCGACTCGAAAAAACCTGCCTTCTCCATCAATTCTTGGATGACTTCGAATAGCTTCATCATCGATCCGCCCTTAGAAATATATTCATCATATAGTTTCGTCATATCCGCAGACTTAATGTTTGCTGTTTGGTTCGCTGAATGCAAAATGGTTAGCATTTCTCCTAAGCGAGGCATTTTCATTCCACCGTTACCAGTCATCATAATTCCGAACAACGATTTTCCTAATTTCTTCTCAATGTCTACAGTCGCACTTCCATCTAGTACAAGAGATAACGTTTTTGCTCCAAAATCCACTTTCATTGGTTTCATATTGTTTTTTCCTCCTAAGAATTAAATAAGGCCAGAGAATTATCCCTAGCCCGTATAGTTTTCGTTAAACGTTTACGCCCAGTCCGGACCATCTGAAACTGTAACAGACAGGGTAAATTGATAGGCTCCGTTTACTTCACCTGATCCCATTTTCACAGTCACGCCGCCAGTAAATGTGCAGACCGCTCCGTCTGGGTACTCCAATTCAAATTGCGCTTCTTTTCCAGAGGTTTGAACAGCTTTCAATCCAGAGAATACGGTTTTGTCATATAAGAAAGTGAACTCTAGCGAATCCATATCTTGAATCCCCGAAATATACTTCTTATTAGCATCTTTTAATGTCGTAACATCGACTTGTTCTGGATCCCCTCCAATTTCAGGCACTGCCTGCAAACCTTCGATTTCTTTGAAAGTTGCGCTTTCACCTGTTCCTTGCTTCATTGAAAGCTTTGTATCCTTAGTCAACAACCCGGCAAATAATTGTAAGTTTAACGGTAAAATTGTTTTCTTCATGGTATTTCCTCCTAATTATTGGTATACAAAAAGCGTTCGGTTATCTACCACTCCTCGGAATGTTAGAATCGAACGCTTCAATGCATCTTGATTGCCATCATCACTGGCTATATTTTTAAATCCTATTTCTTTCAAAACTTTGATTATTTCACTCTGTATTTCTGATAATGATTTGTTTCCATATAAATCAACTTTTACTGTCCATTCAGTTAATGCTTCGTTGTCGGAAATATCTTTCTTGTGTGGTTTTGCTTTTGTCGAATAAATTGCTGCAGGCATTTGCGACCATGTATTGGGATATTCAGCAGATACGAGCTTTAGCTCAGTAACCTTTTTCAACTGAGTAACAATATCAGACTTTATGTTATAACGCTCTGTCATAGTTTTCTCAGTCCTTCCTGCACACGATCTTTATAAATGTCAGCAGCCATTTCAACTACTTCTTTCATTGACGGATATAGCCAAGGCCTAGCCGGCTGCCCACGAGTCATAAAGAAGTCTTGACCTTTGATAGTTACTCTTGGAATGCCGTACACTGTCTCAAGATCAACTGGTGTTTTATGGACAGGGATAAACCACCGTTCAGTTGTATAGACTGGATTGACTCCTGGTGGCAAATCTTTTGGAGATTCGGCCCCAACAGGTCCAGTACCAAATTCACGAAACAACGCTTCAATCTTGTCTGACCACACACGACCGATTACTTTGCCTTTACCATCAATTACGACTTCTTGTTTTGGAGAGCCGCTTAATTCGCCTGATCCATACTTAATTGACGATTGCAGACGACTTGATGCTCTCGCTACAGTTTCATCTACAATGTCAAATGTTGCTTCGAAAACAGCATCTTCCATCACTTTTGGAATCGCTCGTATTTTCGACATCAAACGGTCAGCACCTCTGAACTCAACGCCCATCTTCATCACCTAGTTTCTTCAAGGTCACATTGCAATGAGTGGAAAATGTTTGAATGGCTACAATTTCATAGTCTGGTGCTTTATCTTTACTCACATAAAGACATATGCCATCTTTTTCATTTTTCCCTTCTTTGATTTTGTCGCCCTGATATTTACAGGACTTGATGTAAGGAAGGCTTTGACCATATACAGAAGCCATGACTTGTCCGCCCGCAGATTGAACATTCATCTCTAGTTCGGTGGAATCGTCGGAAAACCCTGTTTGAGAGTTCCCTTCATCATCCTGACCAGTCAGACGTTCCTTATGGAAAACAGTTGTAAGATCACGTTTCCTTAGGCGCATAGAAACTCACGACCTTTCCCAATCGGTGATTGTTCAGCCCGGATTTCAATTTATCAGGAATATCAGTAATGAACGTGTGAGAGATACCACCTTCAGAACGAGCAGTATCTCCCTCATTTCCCTCTTGATTCCAAGTAATCACGACCAGCTGGCGGGCATAGTAATAAAGCTGGTCATTCATCTGTTCAGTAGTGCGACCAGTGTAATCAAGAATGAGGATAATCGCATCCTCTAGCAATGCTTTGATTTTAGTTCTCTCCTGTTCTTGAACACCATCAAGGCGATTCATCAATACATCTGTGTGTTGTTTCAGCAACTCCTCATTCATTTTATTCACCTCTTATTCGCCGCTTCCGCCTCCACCAGGTACGGTAACATTAGGAACATAAAGTTTATGTTTAAATTGGACAATTCGAACATTTTTAGGTTCATAAACACGTTCCCAGTTTGCTCCTGTTCCTAATTCAGCATTTGTTGGTGAAGATCCTGCAACAGAACTATTTTTAAATTTCACTCCACGAGGGTGAAGAATAAAATGTTGACGGTTGATTAGAATATCATCTCCTGCCAATGCGACACGATCAGTTTCAGTTGGAACTGGTGCAGCGCCATTTCCTAAACCAATGGCACCTTGTCCAAAGATATAAGACGTAAATACATCTCCGTCCACAGGCATGCCATCATCTACGATTACTCGTTTACCCATGTAAGTTGGAATAGGTTTATTCTCAGAATCCAACGAAAATTCAATTAAGTTCTGTTTCCGAAGATTCGCATAAACGGAAGAATGGACCCCAATAGCTGTTAGCTTTTCTTCTGCGTCTCCTAGTTTGTAAGAAGCATCTAAGAATGTTTCCCCAGTAAACGCAGCCGCATTCCCTGTTAACGCGGAAATATCTAATGAATTACCAGTCATTTTAGTTCCAGAAGCGGCATAGATTCCTTTTAAAATAGAAAGTAACGTTACTTGCTGACGGCGGGCCCAATAAGCAGCCACCAAATCTCCAATAGCCCGCATTGGATCGTCACCAGAAAGTGCTTTTGCCAAATCGTTGGCCTTCCAAGCCTTACCACGCATTAAGAGAACCGCAACGTCTTGGCTGGCAACGATTTTATCAGTATCTAGCGGATCAGTGTCAGATAAAACTTCATCATCCCCAGACAAATCTTGCCAAAATGGCATATTGATCAATTTACCTCCAGCTGTTGCAAGTGCGTCGAGCTCAGGATTTTTAGTAACGATTCCAGATTGATATAAAGCAGATAATTCTGCTGTACGTTCAATGACGTATTTGTTAAAAACTTCAGGTACGATGACATCTTCAATTTTTGTCTTTGCGGCAAATAATTGAAGATCTATTTTTAGTAATGATTTTTCCATTTTAATTCCTCATTTCTATTTTTTGTTTGCTAGTGATTGCAATGCTTTCGCACGTTCCGGATCTTCTTTAAATAAGCGCCCTTGCTCAGTTAAGTTTAAAGTGTCCTTAGCAAAAGGATTCGCTTCTGTCTTGTTCGAACCAGCTCCCAGCGGATTGTCTACAGAGTCCAATAGTGCTTGGTCAACGGCTACTTTCAAAGCTTTGTCCCATTCGGATTTGAATGACTTCACATCCTCAATAGCTTCTTCTGCAGTGTTCCCTAGTATACGGGAAGCTAGAATACTTGGAATTCCAATTTCTTGAAGCTGTTTACCCTTTTCTACTAACAATTGTTCTTGACGGAAAACCGCTTTTTCTTTTTCAAACTCATCTTTTTCTTTTTGAATGATAGCTTTTTGGCGTTCCTCTTCAGAAAGTTTTGCAAGTCGGGCAGCTTCATTTTTTTCTTCTTCGATACGTTGCTCGATTTCAGTCTTTGATTCTTTTTCCCATTTATTTTTTTCTGCTGCTATCATTTTAGCGATATCTGAACGCGTAAAAGTTTTTTCCTTCATTTCTTCATTTGTTTCGTCCTCCAGAGTTGTTTCTTCGGCCGCCAGTTCATCCTCTGCGAAGAGCTGAAGATTCCAAGAAATAATTTCCTTATTTTTCATTCATTTTTCCTCCAGTCATTACGTGACTAATCGAATCTCGTTTTACGGTCGGCACCGAAACAGCTACAATTTATAACGCCCTGAGCAGTAGAGGGCATAATAAAAAGCCTAGCAACAACTAGACTTCCATCTCTTGTATTAAATATCCTTTAGTTGTCAATTATTCCTCTTATCTCGATACTTCTTTTTTAAATCTTGCCATCTCTTTTTATTCCCGTACTTGATATCTTGATAATCGTCTAATGTTTCAGGAGTTTCAACTTTCCCAAGAACACTTTTGAGTTGCTTATATTCAATTAAATCTTTCTTTCTATTAATGACCCTTTTCTTCTGATTTTCTATCTTTCTATCAGAATATTTTCCCTTAAGCCGTTTCATCCAATCATCGTAAGTATCACGTTGTTCAATTGTCATTGTTTTATTGGTAAACGGATCATTTGCTGTTCGTTTGCCTGCCAGTGATCGTTTTCCAATATAAGCAACAGCTATCGTTCTGCACCAAGGATGAAACGGTGGGTATGTTCCGGCTGCTCCATTAACAACAGCTTCGGAAAGAAGATAAATCTTTCCGTCTTTGCCCTGACAAATTTTTGAAGTCCTGAAATCTAAAACAGCAATAAGTCGATACTCTTCAACACCTCTGTCTTGCCACGCTTTAAGCTTTGCTTGATTCGCCATGTAATTGGCCTCGGTTCGTATTAAACGCTGAGCAACGCCAATTGAGCGGTCAAATTCTCCCGCTATTGCTCTAGCCATTTCAAACTCAGACATGCCCGTCATAGATTCAACAGTGAACAGCTCTTCAAGACGTTTTGCCAATGCTTCAGTATCTTTCCATAGCCGTTTTGAATAGTTCGATCCGTGCCAATGGGAATCAAGGATGTTCTTGGTGTACTTAGTGGAAAGCTCCTTAAACTCATAATCAGTTTTCCTGTATTTAAGGTCATTCCAAACTTCAATTGGTACTCCACGCTTTTTAGCTTGTCTAAATGTCTCTATTTGTGAGTCATACTTTTGACCATCCCAAACATTTATAATCGAATCGTTCTTCGCTTGCTCGATTTGTTGAATTACTGCTTCTGCCGTTGCTTCATTATAAGAATCATGTATGACATCAATATAGAAGTCGGTGGACTTGCTCAGTTGTACATCAGCAATTTGTTTAGAAACTAAAAAAGACTTAGCTTTCAAGTCTTCGGCTCTTGTTATTCGCTCTTTAAACGCTAGACCGTTCAATCGTTTTATTGCTGATTCTTGAAGATCAGGATTAGATACATCATCAGCAAGTTTTCTGAGTTCTACCAGTTCGTCAGGCTGTACAGGTTGATTAAGCAAGGCTCTCGTTTCTTCCTCATCCATTCCTGACCGTTGCTTTGCTCGACTGAATAAATTTCTTGCTTGTCTTGTTAAATAGCTCTGAGCTTGACGGTACGCTGATATAACTTTTTGTTCGACTTTTTGTGCAGCATCGTTAATTTTCTTCTCTTGCTTGATGCTTCGATCGAGCCAATAAGAGTCATCTTGTTTTTGTTTCTTTTGAGCCATTTAATCAGCTCCAATCACCTCTACCGAAACATGTTCGGGATACTTTTGCTGAATATCATACAACCCGCAAAGCAACACTTCTACTAATACGTTATCAATCTCATTAGGATTAAGAATTGACACTCGTTGATCGTGTAACTTCACATAAGATTTACATAGCATCTGATTAGTAATCGTAATAAATAATGCTGAAACACCTGCACAAACAATGTCCTTCCCTGGTTCAGCAAAATAAGCATGACCAGTAACTTCATACTCAATAAATGAATTGTTATTCTTTTTGAAGGTTGCTTTGATCATCATCTTCCTCCTCTGGCGGATCATCCAAATCTGAATTACTATCTTGCGCTTGAACTCCCATTGCTTTTTTCTGAAGTTCGATCTTTTCCTCTTTTTCGAAATTCAGTTGTTCAATTACTTCGTCCACATCGTCAATGTCCGGCAACCAGCTAAGCAAAACTTTTAGCGGTAAAATGCCCGCATTATATGCTGCTACAATCTGATTGATAATATCGCTAGTGTTGACTGGCAAATTAGGTTTTAACTTAATCTTAGTACCTGTTGTATCTAATGATGAATCCTTAATTTTGAGGATATTTTCGAACAGTTGCAGGCGCTGTCGTAACCCCTTGATCATATAACGTGACTTAACTGACATAAGTTGCAATAAACCAAATAACTTATATTTCATTGCTTCTCCGCTAATATTTCCAGCAAATTTTTCATCGTTCATATTAGGGACATACGTTACCTTATGGATATCATCTAAGATCGCTTCTCTGAGAAGGTTTACCCCGTCTTCGTTTAGTTCCTTTGTTAGATAATCTGCAGCAACCTCAGATGGTTTAGCGCTTGTTTGAAGCATTTTTTCGCTTGCCAACTTCGCGCCATCTCCATCTTGTAATGTAAAACCACGGATAAATAGAATTGCGTCTACAAAAGCTTCTTTGTCATTCAGACGATCTGATTCGAGCAGATTATACGCATCGATTAATGAAATAGCTTGCTCAAAATCACCTTGTTTCTCCTCGTTATTCCGGTATTCAATAACCGGAACCTTTTTGAAAAAATGCTGTTTTGCATCGATTAATAAATACTCACCGAATTCTCTCGATTGTGTTTTATAAGTGATAACACGGTTGTCGTTATAATACTTTACGATATAATGATCAATTCCGCCTTGTAGGTCGAACACTGGTTGGTAATGCACTGAAAATAGAGGATTCTTATCAACGGTATCATCTGTAACTAAAAAGATTCCTCTTGGATCAATACACTTAATACGCATTTCGGTTGTATTTACTTCTTTCCCTCTCGCAAGATAAAGCAGTTCATAGGCAATACCAAACGTAGACAAATCTTTTTCTAGTTCTGTGTCATGCGATACGATATCCAACTCGTCAAACGCATCTAATACAGGTTGGATATTTTTGTTTGCATCTGAAACATAGGAGATAGGATTTCCAACCATGAAACCAACATTCATATCAACTACATATTTCGCATGATTGACAAGTATTTTGTTATTAGGTGCAGCTTCATTTTCTTTTTTACGTTTCGTGATATCATGCTTGCCATCGTAATAATCTGATAGTTTTTCTAACCGTCTCAACATTTTCAAATGCTCTTGGATGCAATAATTAAGCAGTTCAGCAGTTGGATTGTTTAAATCTCCAGCTATTTCTCTGTTTACAACAATTGCCATTTTCTCACTCCTTTAGTTAAACCCGAATTGTACTTTATTAACAATCTCAGCTGTTTTTGCATTCACTACTTCATTTGTATAAATTGCGTATCTCAAAGCATCTAAAACATCATCAAACAGTTTAATAGGTTCGCCTTTCTTTTCATCCCAAACATATTGATAAATTTCACCAGGGAATTTGCTAACTTTATCCCTACAAACGAATAGTCTGTCTTGCTTGATTCTTTTCGCTACCGATTCAACACCACTCAATCGAGCTTTTTCTCCATCAAAAGCTTCAATGTGTTCCCTTCTGAACCTGGCAACATGCTCAGGTCTCGCCGAGTCACAATAGAAGGGCACTCGTGAGCCGTAACGCTCTTGAATCCCCTTCGCGATTTCTACCCAATAATCTATTTCTTCGTGTTGTTTTGCGTGTTCTTCAATTAGGAATGCTGTTCCATCGTCGGTCTCTCCGATAACAACAATACTTCCCCAATGCTCATAACCCCAGTCCACTCCACAATAAAACTTTGATAGACTTGGCAGGTCATCTGAACGAATATAATGCTTACTCGCATCGAAATCTTGATAAACAACTCCATCTGCGGAGACCCACAAACCTTTAATGTCTCTATCGTAAAACATGCCGCTAGGTGTACTTTCCTTAATATTTGTTCTGTACCTCTCAGATAAAAAGACATTGTCGTCTAATTGGAAATGGAATGAACGAATATTGCTGCTAGATTTATCAATGTATTCTTTTTTTAACCAATGTTCAGGGTTATCAGGGTTAGTATCGGCAAGTATCCTTGCATCAGTACCAGAACAGCGAGAAACGATTTCGGCAAACACTTCTCGTTTCGCTAGAGACGCTTCATTAATGTATGCCCCAAACGCTGTCATCCCTCGAACCGCGCCTACCCCAGATATGTTCCCGGTGTATGCCTGAACTACTTTTACCCCAAATAGTTTGAAGTTTCCATGTTTGTCAAACTTTGGATCGATGTTATACATGTTGTAAAGCTCTTGTAAAACATTTTTCTGAATAGTTGCGCTAGAAACACCAGCAAGTATATACATTGGTTCTTTGATATTCTCTCGATCAGCAATCTTACGAACCCTACGCAACTCAAACAAGAAAAGGTCGTTGTTAATTTTGGTTTTTCCCGATCTTTTTGCTCCATGTAAAAGAGCGATAAACCACTCTTGATTTACGGTCTGATTTAAAACTTCAATCTGTTTTTTAGAATAGACATCAGTCAGAGCCATCTAACTCACCACTAATCTTATTCATTAATTCGTCAAGTTTATCTTCTGTAGTCTCGTTCACATCAGAAGATTGTTGCGCTTTGCTGATTTGTGCTTCACGAAGTTTGTCTCCACCAAGGTACTTCATTAATTCACTCATGGCCTTCTGCTTGTCGTATAATTTAACTGAGACGCCATCTTTACCTTTTTTGACTTCCTGAATAAGCGTTCCGTCAACCTCATCTGAGTTTTTTAGGGCTACAAACGTTGTTAAGTAAGTTATTGGTTCACCTGTTTCTGGGTCTAACACAGGTACAGGTTTCATATTCTCATCAAGCTCAGTTTCTACTCTTGTCTGATTGCCGAACTCAGTAAAGTCGGTAATGTCTGAAAAGGCCTGCTTAACATATTCTTTTACTAAGTCTTTCGCTGTAACAAAGGTGTCATGTTGCAGTTCCCCTTTGAGCTTATGCAACTCTTCTTTAACACTAGCATTTACTAGCAGCCTGCTTCCGTTTGCATTAGCTGTCTTGTAATCAACGTCGTAAGCTTGCTGATACGCTTTTGTCGCATTGAAGTGTTGCAAATAAAAAAGACAGAACATTTTCTGTTGCTCTGTCAGATCGTCATTATCTATGACTGGTTGCAACTTTTTTTGTGTGCGCCCTTTTTCTTTTTTGTGTGCACCCTTTTTAGGTGGCGGATCACTAGCTTGTTTCTGCTTATTCCACTTCCTAGACTTCCAAGCTTTGACAGTGTTAATGGATACATCGTACTTCTCAGCGATATCTTTATACTTCATACCTTCTTGTCTGTCCTTATAGGCTAACTCCCATTTTTCCACACTAGCTCCACCACCTTTCTATATGTATTTACTGATATTCTCCTGCACATGCTCCTCTTTCCAATAACCAAACCCACAATAGACCATCTTGCACTGATCAATCTCAACCGGCGTTGCTTCCCTGGTCATTTCTACGATCGAGTACTTCGCCTTCATCTGAACAGACATCACCACCCGTTTATGTTGACCTCTCATTGGTAAAGGATATTTATTGTTTAGTGACACATACCAATAGTTTCTCATTTTTATATTCCTTTTCCGCATTGTCCTGTAAGCGTTACAATGATATAATTTCTATGTATCATCCTTTTTAAAAATTTGTTTTTTCACTTGACCGCTGCGGAAACAGCGGTCTATTTTGTTGCCATAAAGGTTCTAAAGTCGTAAACTTTAGTTGTAACAAATTTTTATCCTGCGTTAGACCATTGCTTTGCCGAGCAGTGGTCTTTTTTGTATCCAAAATAAAAAGACCGCCGAAGCGATCTTGATTATGTATTAAAGAACACTGAATCAGCGTACCGCCCCTGATCAAAGCAAACTCATTTAACTATGATTGCATTGATGTATCTGCTCATAGACCGCTCACAAAGCCTGCGTAAGGCAACTTACCGTGTTCCTAGCAAGTCCAACTTAATGTTTATTGACGTGACCGGGATCGAACCGACCTCATTTCCAACTCTAACAGTCAGATGCATCACCAATGATGCTACACGTCAACTCGGAGGAGCTACCTCCTAACATATGCTTTCAGGTCAGATACTTAGCGTTGGCCAGTTTACTAAGTCCTCCCTAAATCACTGGAGTGGCACCGCCCCACTCAT